TGGTACTTCTCCGCCCACTGGGTATCGTTTGCGGTGTACTTCTCAGCAACCTTTGCAAACATACCGCTGATGGGGTCAGCCTGCCCGCCCTCGTCAAACGGGACAAGTGCAAGCTTCATGCGTTTCTTACCGGCAAAATCAATGACCACATGGTCGCCATCCATTGAGTAAGGGAAACCGTAAAGATTCCAGTCCGTGACATCGGTTGCGTACACTTCGGACGCATCCCGGTCATAGTCCCAGAACCAATAGTGAGAATCCATGCCCCAGCAGGTCTCAACCTTTTCTGCCTCCAGAGCGCCAAACAGCTCCTGACGGAACTGGCTTTCCAGGGCAAAGTTTTCAGTACCTTTCTCGGGTTCTGCTGCGGGAGCAGCGGTGGCGGGTTTCAACTCTTCAAACTTAGCCCGAAGCTCTTCCACGGAAAACTCCTCAATGTTGAAGTCAAGCATATCGGCAGTCAGGCCGAATTCTGCCATCAGTGCAACTTTCTGTTCCAATACCTCTTCTCCTCCTTCCGAATAATTTTGTGGGTGTATGCCAACCTCTTGCGAGGGTTGTGCTGTAGTAAGCGAATCCTTGAATTCTCGCATCATCATTGCAAGCTGCTGTTTGAAATCATCACATGAGAACATCTCCAACGATGCTGATTCATAGCACGGCTTTGCCGTACCCAAGAGACAAAAGGCGGTAAACTCAAATCGGTCAATAACATATACGCCATCGACCATTCCGCCCTCTTTCACGGTAATCTCCATAGACTCATCCGTGATGCCGTCATCTTTGATTTTGCGGTATGCTTCCTGCCGCTTCCAGATAAGCGCATCCACGCAGAGGTATTCATGCAGGCCGGAGTCATCTTCAATTTCCTCCCACCAATACTTTGCGCTTTCAGGAATCACACCTACCGGCTGCGTGATATTCACAATCCGCATTCCATTATCGTCAGAGACAAGCTCCATATCATGTGACCCGATGGTATCTGATTCCCTGTCGTAGTTGCACACAATAGGACAGTTATAGATACTCGGCATACATCGTTCAAAGGTTTCCTTGCTGATGAAGCTGTTATTGCGGTTTTTCCCGGTGTACGCTACACGGAGAACGCCACTGTCAAAAGACGAATTGCGTTCAACAAGATTGCGTATTCCGGAAGAGAACACAATGCTCATGTTTCTCTCGCCCATATCACAGTTCACCACCTTTGGCTAAAATAAATCCACGCTTTGTGCAAGCGTGGGTCAGAATGTCAGCGTGTCTGACAGTACATATCGAATATCCTCGTCTTCAAAATTCAGATTGCCTGTATTCAAAAACACAAAGATATGTTTCTCGTTATTTTGCCCCAGCATTTCACACCCTTTGGACAGCAACTGGTCACGAGCATTCTCATCAAACACATAAATGAAATTCTCCATATACATACCTCCGATTAGCCCCAGTCGTCAGAGTCTTCTCTGGACTGTTCGCCGGAGTCGGTCAGGTCACCCGTATCCTTCTGCGGAGCGCCTCCCTCATCGGTTGCTGCAGTGCTTGCAGAAGAACTCTGCGTAGAAGAACTCTGCAGCGGCTTAAACCGTTCAGCAAGACCGAGCACATCATTTTCAAGGAAGCTCATGCAATCAACTTCGCTCTGAGACAACCCCTGCGATGCCGCATACATGGAAATAAAAGGAAGACCATACTGACACGCTTTGAGATACATATCTCCCAGCTCTTTTCTGTTGAAAGGACTGCAATCAAGGAATGTGATTTTGAAATTCTTTCCGTACCCCTGATACTGAATGAAGCGGTTGACCATATCCTCAATGCTTTTTACAATGCCAAAGGTAACCGCTTGGTCTGCCTTAATAGAAAGCAGCAGCGCATTTGCGGATGCTTTATCATTGTTGAACAGGAGTGAAGATACACCAGCCGCTGTAAAGAGATTCTGTTCTGCGTCAGAGATGGTATTCGTATCACCAGTATTGGATTTCTCAAAGCTTATCTTGTTGATAGGCATGGGGGAAAGGACACTGCCGATTTCCTCTGGCAGTACGGAATCCAGATTGCGCCAAAACTCTTTGGCCTTGTCCAAATCCATCTGCCATTCGCCGTCATCATTGATACCAAGCGTCATAACCAGCATGGCATAGTTCTCAAGAGTGGTCTTAGTGAGCTTTAGCTGTTTATAATCTTCGAGGTCATACACCTCCCGCAAAATACCTGCGAACGGAGGAATGGCATAATCCAGAATGTCGTTGTTGCACTTGATAGCGAAGGATGTCGGGGAATCCAGCTCTTGCCACTTTTTCTGCCTATTCTTCTGATAAACCTTATACTTTGTCTGGAGCTCTGTCGGATAGAACTCCAGATACTGTGAGTGACCATCAAAATAAGAAAAATCGAATGTCACATTCAGCACATTCCCCTCAATGGTCGAGATAGCGCAGTAATCAGCCGGAAGCTGCTGGATGGTGATACTGTCGCTTGTGACCCACAGCGTCCCATAAAAAGTGTCCTCGCGCAAACACACTGTCAGTATTTTAGGGAACTGCGACCGCACATTCATTGCAGACATGGTATTCAAGACCTTTCTGTAATTGCGGTTGACCGATTTCATATTAACGGCCTTCGGGTCAATATGGTATGGAGATACGACATACGCAAAATCGGAAAGGCCAGTGAAATACTGGATGAGCCTGCGGAAATGAGAACTTGCCCCGTAGATATAAGTAACTGCCTTGCGCAGCTGCTTCTCATATCGGTACGGGTCGGTCAGATATGTAGCAATGTCGTCTTTCTTATATAGAGAAAATGTAGGCGCATTGGTGTTGTTGTTCAAATCCCTTGTAATCAAGTGATTGAGTAGGGCGAACTTTCTGGAGATACCAATCATGCCCTCCATATTGGTAGACTTGCCGTTTTCAGAACTACTCACTCAGGTATCACCACCTTTCTATTTTATTTTGGGCGGCTTAAACATGAAGATATCGCTGGAGTTAAACTCTGCCGCCTTTGTGCGGATAAGCTTACTCTCAAGCTGCGCCGCCACATAGTAGTTATAGCTAAGGCTGGAATAGCGGTCTTTCCGCATACCCGCCCGTTCAAAAATCTTTACCCGCCCACCAGACTCGTCATGCTGTAGTTTGACAAGCTCGTCAACCAACAAGGTCGTGTGGATGTACGGCATTTGTAGTCTGACCTTCTCAGCCGGTGAAAGGCTGGCATATCCCCTGATTTCAGACAGGATATTTTCCGCCTCATACTCTGTAACGAGAAGGCGTATCTTACCGCTTCGGAAGCCCTCACGCAGCAGGACAGCGCATTCGGAGTTCAGCGCAGGATTACCCTTGATTGCCCAAATTACTTTATCTGCTCCCTTTACCGTGCATCTGTCCGCCATCTCCTGATTATTACAACAGGACAGCGCAGGATAAATTTCGCCGCTTTCCGGGTCAACCATATCACGAACCAAAGCATCATACACGCCCAGGCCAAGTCCTGTGCAGTCCAGCACAATATAGTCGCAATCGAACTCGTCGTAAAGCTTGCGGATAACCAGAGCCTGGTCTTCTGTATGAAGTCCCTCTGAGGAGTCACCATAAATGATATTGCTTGTGTACCTTCCGGATTTGGTTGGAAGCATCTGGTTGATGAACACAGCCGTCGCATCGTTGTTATGCTTTTTGCTGGACATCAACGCAATATCCGCAGATAAGATTCGTTTTTCACCAAGCTGCTTGGGTTGAATTTTGATTTTGTTGTTGCCAAGAAGAACTGAGACCCTCTCGGGTAGCATGGGATATTTAATACGCCTGTTCTTCGAGATAGAGTTGAACTCAAAGAACGAACCGTCAGTGTCGCCAAACCAAAGGGCGTCCATCTCCATGCTCCACTTCACTTCACTGAAGTCAGACTCTGCCATCTGGTCTGCCACATCCTCTTTGAACAGTAGCCCCTCTTGAATTGCCAGCTGATACGGGAATCCACACACAAAGTCCTTTCGCTTATCGTCCAGCATAAATCGGCAATTATCCTCAGCTTTGGTATAAGACCAATGGTCTTTGAAGTAAGCAGAAGAAAGATACAGCGTTTTATTGCGCTCTGCCAAATGCTTGTAGGCGGGATTGTTCAGGTATCCGGGAAGTCTCGGATTCGTCAGGAACTTTCGGAGAATCGTATCAATAATATCCTTGGAGACCATGCGATACTCATCAATCAGCAGAATATTGGCACGATTACCTCGTGCATTATCGCTGGCAGTAACGACCTTAATAAACGAACCGTTCTTAAAAACAATCTGTGCATTGGTCGCATTTATCTTGGTCTGCTTATCGTCAATCTCATTACACAGCTCCGGTGAACATGGCCGCAATTCTGTTTGTATCTTTTCAAGCACATTGATACTCTGACCCCGTGTACCGGAGGCGATACATATCTTTGTACCTGGGTATAAAATACAGCGGATGCAGCAGAAGATTGCCGACAAAAATGTTTTGCCAAGACCTCGACTCGCAATAAAAACAAATGTCGTAGAGACATTCATCATTACCAGCAGAATTTTTTGGAAAAGATGTAAGTCAAGGTGCAGGTAGTCCTTTGCAAACCGATGGGGGTTCGCTCGGTAGTAGGCGCACCATACGGCGGCGCCACTCATAATGCGCTCTTGTCGCGTCACTCAGTCACGCCTGCCTTGTCCGAACTGAAAATGTCGTTAAACATTGTTTCGTCATCTTCGTCCTCATATTCAGGTCGTTCAATGCGCATCTTGGCAATTTCATCTTCATACAGCTTGCAGTATGTATTCTTGATGCCAAGCATTTTGCAAAGGTGACCCAGGAACCAAACCGTGATGTAGCGGACAATTCCGTCCACATCCTCCAGCTCCGGGTCTGGTTCTGGAATGGGCTTTGTGTTTTCCCACTTCCGAATCCACACGCCGAACGGCGTCCCATCGACCGCCGCATCTGCGCCTTCTTTTTTCTGCGCGGGCTTCAAGTTCATACTGCCAAGCAGCGTATTGAGTGCGTTGACATTCTTGTCAATCGCTTTACCCTGCGCACTGTCACGACTGATTGTCGCTTCCAAAATGCAAATCTGTTTATATAAAGACCGTTCGCTCGGTTCCACAACAGGAACGCCGTTTGTCCAGTCCTGGTAGCGCCGCTCAAGCTCTACATAAAAATCAGATGTAAATCCCGCACCCCAGAAATCGACAATCTTCTGGTCAACTGGTGTCTCTTCGATTTCATCCAATGCTTGGGGGTGCTCTTGGTAGATGGCGCCGGAGCGCTGACAATCCAATGCATTGCCCTCGGCGATAGTATCGTCGAAAGTCTTGTCAATATATCGAATCAGATTGGTCTTCCCAATATAATTACGAATACGAGAATTAACGCCTACGGTGCGCTCCACCATATTGTAAATGTCTTCATTCCAATATAGGTCAAGCTTCATACACATCCGGCGCATAGCCTCTTTGTCATCACCAAGAGAATCTCTATACTGTTCGTACATATCCTCTACACAGTCGTTGCAGACAGGCAGATAGCCGGAGCCACGATACATCAGGCTGTGGCTAACAGGGAAATACCCTTTCTTGCGGCTATACGATGTGCCGCATCTGCAGCAGTAAAACTTCTGAGAAGTTTGGAGCAGCATTGAGTCATCTGTCGTCTTTTCAAGCTTTCTGCGTCTCGGGGCGTCTGCCATTTACATCAGCCCCCTTTTATGATTTCCCTCCCACAGCTTAACGGCCATACGCATTTTGTTGCCAGGGTAAAAGCGGGGAATCCAGTGCGCAGGGACATCGACCTTCTCCCCGGTCTGTGGGTTCGGACAGCTTCGCGCCTTGCGTTCCAAAATATCGAAACAACCGAAGTTGTGAATTGAAATTGTATTGCCCTCTTCGAGATTTTCCAAAATAAGATTGGTAAAATCATCAACAATGCTTGTGGCGGCCTTCTTCGTGTAGCCATGCCTGTCCACAAGCTGCTGGATTAAATCGACCCTTTTAATATCCATCCTTGCCTTCCTTTCCGTTACAGGTCTGACAGTGACTTCTGTGCGTCAGACCGAATATCACCATTCTCGTCAAAGTACTGCGAAATCTGTTCCTCTGCGCTCAGGTCTTTATAAACGCGAACCATGTCAGCAGATTCCCACCCGATGATGTCTTGAATGATATTGTCTGGCAAACCGAGCTTGGAAAGGTGCGTTGTAAAGTAATGCCGCAGACTGTGCCAGTAAAAATCTTCACCTGTCATCCTGCTAAAGGTGTTCGCCCAGCTGTTGAGCGTTGTCTCACTCATTTGTTCACTTGTCGTTCCAGCAGGAAACAGCCACTCACTTTCAATACCAAGTTCCGTCCGTTCACGCATCCATGCATCAAAATATGGTTTGAACTTTTTTGCCAGCGTGTAGCAGTAAATGTATTTGCCCAGGCCGAACCCTTTTGTCTGAATCGGCTCACTGGTCTTGTACAACGCCCCGCCGCATACAAGGTTGTCGTCTTTGAAATCGTCAACCCGGAATCGGCAAAGCTCTGCCTTACGCCGTCCACTGCACATAGCGAGAGCCACGGCACAGGCTTTTTTGTTTTGCCCGGAAGCAAGCAGGTCATCAAGTAGCTTATCCAGCGCCTCATCGCTCCACACCGTTTTCTTTCGCACCTGTTGCATAGCAGGGTTCTCTATCTTTCTTACGGTAGAACGGAACCCCTTAAACTCATCTTCATCATCCAAGATGTTCTCCACATAATTGGAGAGCGAGGAAATCGCAGACTTCAATCGCCGCACACGAGCGGGAGAATTACCGTTCTCATTGATGAGCCAATGCTGATATGCTGCGTAATCACGCTTGGAGATTTTCGGGAAAAACTTGTTCCCGTTGTTCTGTAAATTCCAAACCCAGAAAATATCAAGGTCATTTGCATAGCCCGCAATCGTCTTCGGACTGCGCTGCACAGACTGCAGATAGGCAATAAAATCCTGTTTTAGCCGGATGTTTTCCGAGTTGACCTGACTTAAAAGCTCAGGGCTTGTGATTTCGTTTTGCTTTGTTTTTCTGGGCATACAAGCCACCTCACTTTCTATAGAATTAAAAACTGGTTGCGGGCACCGGAGTTGAACCGATTCCTCAAGGTTTATGAGACCTGCGACTTAACCGCTTGTCCTGCCCGCAATATGGTGGGAGAGGTTGGATTTGAACCAACGCAGCCCGAAGGCGGCAGATTTACAGTCTGCTGTAATTGACCGCTCTACCACTCTCCCAAAGTATGGTGAGGTCGGAGGGAATCGAACCCATCGTTACCGCCGTGAAAGGGCGGTGTCTTAGCCGCTTGACCACGACCCCATGTAAAAACTTATATTCTGCGTCAAAGCAAATGCGGCAGGGTGGAGAGGTTAGACGCAGAAGCCGAAAGCGACGCCAAGACTGAAGCTGGCGTTGTGAAAGTCGGCGGCGCCGGAGCTGATGACACGACAGAAATTATTGCTGTAGCCAGAAGAAGGAGAACGCTCCCACCAGATGTTAGCGGAGC